TTCTGGTCATCCTACGCTTTTTTTTAGAAGACCGTTTTGGAGAACGCTTAGAGGTGGACATGGCAATTGCCACCGCTTGTTTCTGATCGTATCCTTCTGATCTTAATTTTTTAATATTGGCAGAGATAGCCTTCTTACTTTTACCGGGAGTGAGTGGCATCTTAAATAGTTCCTATCTTTCTTAGCTCTTTATATTGTTCCATCAAAGGAACTATAAAAGTAGAGTATGTATCCTTATTTCTTTTTGTAAGAGGTTTTTTTAATTTTTTTCCACCGGGAGTTTCTACTATCATATTTCTTTTATATTCTTTATTAAGAGTTTCAAAATCTTTTTCTTTAATAGCTTTTAACATTTCTTTGTATGTTTTAGCACCTCCTTTTACATTAAATTGAAAGTCAGTTATTAAAGCTTGCTCAAGAGGTGTAAGATTTTTAAAGCCGGGAACTTGTTCAGAAGCAAGATTATATTTTTGTTTTAAATCTTTTCTATAAATAATATCAGCCTCATCTTTGGTAATTCCTTCACTAATATCTATTCCGTGTACTTTTTTAGTTTTTAATTCTTCAGGTGTAAGTTTATGACCATGACCAATATCCATGCTTGGGTTGGATTTTCCTTTATCTTCAATAGCTGTATCCATCTTAGAAATAAAACCTTCATTAGCTTTTGCAAAAGGAACTAATATTGATTCTACCTGAGAATAGGGAGAAGGAGAAAACATATTCCTAAGATTTTCACTGACAATATCTCCTCTAGTTACTCTACTAACATAGTCACCAACATCATCTAGACTAAAGCCAAAAGAAAAACTCTCCTCACCTTCTGGGGTAGCAGCTAGTCCTCCACCTTTTTTTCTACCTAGAACAGACGGTGCAGCTTGTCTCGGGCGAACAACGGAGCTTTGTAACTGAGGTGCTTCGGGTCTAAAAGGATTTGGTAATCCTAAACTCTCTCCTAGTCTGAGTAACAAACCGAATGACTCATTAGGCTTTAAAGCTTTTGTTTGAGGATTAGGAACAGGAATTGAAGGAGCTTGTTTTGATTCTCCTCTGTTTCTTGCTTGTACTGCTTGTTCAATAAAGTTTTGAGATAGTGGAACCTGTCTTTCTACCTGCGTTCCACGACCCAAACGGCTAGTGCCTTGTCCTGTAAATGAAACACCCGGAATTGTGTTTGAGGTACTAGCTTTAGAATTACGGTTCTTATCTTTTAATCTAAGAAAGTCTGAATCTCCGGGTTTACCTAGCCTCTTTATGAAATTAAGTATATCCTCTCCCACACCCGCTAACGCTCCACGTCCTGCTACTTGAATACCTTCTAGACCTCTTTCTCCAGCTTTACGTTTAGCAGTGTTACGATCAAAGTTCTCTTTTAAAACTTGTGAAGCGAACCCTAGCTTTTCTTTACTGACACTACCGGGGGTCTGGGTTTCAAGTGCTTGAAGAATATTAGCAGCATTTATCTGTTGTTGTGCTTCTGCTGCATTAGATGACAAGGCTGGAGGAGGAGGTGGTGGAGCAGGAGCAGGAGTAGGAGTAGGAGTAGGAGGATCAAATTGTCTGGTAATCTCAGGTAGTACAGCAGCTTCATCAATAGGTATAAGACCGTCTTGCGGAACTATTTGTAACTCTGGAGATATTAGTAAATCATCCAGAGTCAAATTGTTAAAAAAATTCTGTTGTTCAGCAAACGCCTCTGGAGAAAGTCCTGAATCTCCAGTAAAATCTATATCTCCGGGTTCTGGATTACGAATACCAGCAAACCCGTCAAAAGGAAGACCTGTAGCTGGGTTAATAGGTCTTGATGCTTCACGTTCTGCTTGTCTTGTTGGAGAAGGAGGTGGAGGACTGCTACTAACAATCTCGAATCGTATCTCGTCTGTGGATAAATCGGCCTTCTGTCCCGCTAATAGTCTGTCTAACGGCCCAGGAATCCTACGCCGATCCGTCGTTGCAAAAGTCTTATCCCTCAAATTTGCAATGGGGTCAGCAGGAGGAGTGAATGTAATAAAACCATTAGGAGTACGAACCGTTACTGGAGCAGGGGCAGCTTGAGGTGCAGCAGGTGCAGATTGAGGTGCAGCAGGTGCAGATTGAGGTGCAGCAGGTGTAGATTGCGTTTGAGGTGTGGCAGGTGCTCCCTGTCCTACAGGGGTTCCTGTGCCGCTACCCACTGTTATCACCTCTGATTTGATTTCCAATGGACTGCAAAGTTTGCATAGCAGTATTAGCAGCTTTAAGTTCAGAGTCATCGTCTAACTTCTGCTTCTCTAGCTCTAGTCTGGCACTGGTTTCCAGGGCCTTTAGGTTTTCTTTACGCTCATCTGCTTCCATCTTACCTATGTTTACCACCAGATCATTCATGCTTTCCTTACCTCTGAGGTCCATGTCCATCTGTTTAAGGGCAATATTGGCAGAATCATTGGCAGCGTCCATCTCTGCCTTCTGTTTATCCAGTTCAAGCCTTTCTTTCTCTAGGAGAAGCATCTGTTGCTCTGGACTCTGGGCAATTCCCATGGCAGCGTTGGCGTTTGCCACCTCTTCTGCTGCTTGGGCCATGACCATCTCGGAAGTTTGTGGGTCATTTGCCACGCCACTGGCCTGTACCATGCCAAGTACCTGCTCTTGGTACTTCATAAGCATGTGATCCCTGATATTTGCGTTGAGAATGGGAACAATCTGCTTCATCATGGGGTTTGCGCCCGTGGCAGGGTCCTTTAGAAAGGAAGTTTTGAACTGAATGTGCGCTTCGTGGTTCTGACCCGGGAATGCAGCTATGGGTAGCCCCTTTGTAGCTGTGATTATGTCTGCCAGCGGGTCTTGTGGCTTTGGTTTCTGCTCTGGAGGTAGGATTTCGTCCAGATTAGGGAAGTTTGCCGCTGTGAGTACCTCTCTGTAGAGGGCTGGCATGTTAAAAGTACCCGGAGGAGTCTGACTTGCCAGCTGAATGGCCAGTTGACCCAGTGCCATGCGGTGTGCAGAGGAGGGAATATTAGGATCAGACACCGGAATTACGTCTATTCGCCCGTCAAAGTCCTGTTTGAACACCTCTCGGTCTCCTCCCACTACCTCGTAGGGGTAAGCAGGGGGTAGGAAGTCATAGTTTATCTGAGCAAGTACCTCAAATTCATCCTTCTGTGCCTTGTGTAACCGCTTGTGTATGGCAGAGAAGAACTTTGAAGAGGCTTCTAGCAGGGCCATGGTGGTTCCCACAGGTCCTGAGTTGTTAGAATCTGCAATGATCTGCTCTGTGGAGTCTGCAAACTTCTGTCCCGCGCCTATGACAAACTGCATCATGGCCATTAGAGTCTGAGAAGGTTCTTTATAGGGAAGTGTGATAATGGCCTTGTTCAGATCAATGCCTGTGCTCTCCACTTCTTTGAACTCACCGGGAGATATGGGGTCATTGTCACCTACTAGCCTGACACCTCTGGCCTTAAACCCTCCGGGGAGGTTGGCAAACTGGCCAGCGTCCACCAGAGAACGCATGGCAGTGGTAGCTGTCATGGTCAGGTTACCTAGGAAGTGAATAAGACCAAGACCATAAAAACCAAAACCCGGGACATACTTGTAGTGAATGAAGTGATCCTTCTTTTGTTTCTTGGGATCATTCTCTACATAGTTTCTTCTGATGGAAAGAACCTTCTTGCTCTTCTCCTCTATGGTTACAATGTAAGGGTCAGCAATACCATCCGGGTTGTCAAAGGGTTCTGGAAGATCTAGGTAGCAGTGTTGCTCCAGAAGAACGTACTGTGGGTCCTCTAGGTCAATGCCAGAGGAATCTATTCCCATGAGTTCGTCCATCTTCTGTGTCATCTCAGGAATCTCAGGAGCAGAAGGCTTACCTAAGTCTATGTCCCGGTACATTCCAGAGACTACATCTTTTCTAAAGTCATTGACAGAGCGAAAGATCAGGTGCGTGTAACGGTCAGCTGTTCTGAGATCTTTGGCATTGTAGGATACATAGAAGTGATCCACAGGGACCAGTTCAGAGATTGGCCTTTCTAGAAGTTGGTCATAGTAAATTTTCTTAAAAGCAGAACCCATGACAGGAAGATGAAAGAGAAGTCTCTCCTGCTCTTCAAAGTACTCAGGCATCTGCTGCGTAAGCTGGTAGTTCATAAAGTTCTTGACACGTTGCGCTTGCTTCTCGCGCTCAATGGTAGATGCTCCAATGATCTGAGCTTTTACCGGACCACCTGCTGGGAATAGTTCCTGAGAAGCTTTGCTCTGAAACTTGACCACTGATTCTATCAGGAGTGGGTGGACAGCTGTGCACGCACCGTCAAAGGGTTCTGAAGTTTCTTCTAGCTTGAGACCTAGGAGATCAAAGCCCCGCTCAAAAATCTGTTCCCACTCTTGTCTGGATTCTTTGTCAGCTTCGTAACTGTCATAGACCAAGGTACCTATTTCAACTAGGTCATCGTCATCTAGCAACTCTGCTAGGTTTTCAAAGTGAGAACCCATGGGACCAGAGATCATCATCTCTTCCATCTCTCCAAACTCTACCTCTACACCTCCATCATCTGTGGGCATAAAGTTAACAATGTTCTCCTCTAGCATCTCTGCTTCTATGGAAGGAGTTTCTCCCATGGAGTCAAAGTTAGAGACAGGCATCTCCTGCTGGAGTTCTGGCTCCATCATTTCTAATGGGTTGCGTTCAACTGCCATGGTTTCTTATTTCCTTTTTCTACCTTTTGCTGAGAGCTTGGCCATCTTCTTGGCCCCGTACTTCTTTCTACCTATACTGGCAGCTATGGCATCTGCAGACTTCTTGCTCTTGCCACTCTTCTGAATCTTGGAGGAGAGAGCTTTAAAACGTGAGCCGCTCCCTAGTTTACCACCGCTTTTTTTCTTTATCACCTTGCGTCCTCCTCTGAGTTCTCTGGGAATGTTTGCTCTGGATATTGCCATAGTATAACCTATATTGCTCTTGGTTCATAGCTTTGATAAGGATTACGTTCTATTACAGAACCTCCCGTTTTAAAAGGTATTTTTTTACCTTCATCTGTTGCCGTTGTTAATGAGTTATCTTTTTTAAAATCTGAAGGTTTTAATCTTTGTGAACCTTTTGCAAAAACAAGTGGACCTACTTGAATCATTTCTTCTGCAGATTTTAGTGGAGTGCCTGTATTCTTATCTACAAAATAACTTGCACGGTAAGGATTCATGCCTACTTGTATCCACTCTGATCCATCTTCAGGATCAATATATTTATTACTGCCTTCTATCTTACCTGCTAATATTCTTTCTGCTCTTACTGCTACATCTTCATCAGGAACTTTATTATAGTCACCGTACATTCTTGCAATAGTGCTTTTAGAAGTTTTTTTCATATTTTCAGGAAGCTCTCTTAACTCTCTGTATTCTTCTTTACTTAGTTCTCTTCCTAATTTTTTAGATAAATCTTTTCTAGTTTGTGGTACAAGCTTTTGAGTAGCAATATTAGAAGCTGTTTTTGCTGATGAACTAAAATCTACATTTGTTAAATTTGCAGTTTTACCATAACCAATAGACTTACCACCTTGCTTTACTCCATCGTGAAATGAAACTACCCATGTATCAAAATTTTCATAGGCTGGAATATCTAATCTAGAAGCAACTCTTTGACCAGACTCTAATTCAGTATTTAAATTAATAATACCTTTACTAAGTGTTTGGTCTTTTTTAAGTGATCCAGCAATATCTTTAAAAGTAGGTACTTTAACCATTTCAGTGATAGGGTTTAAAGGTAAAAACTTTTTTGTAATATCTCTTTGTTCTTTACCTGTTATCTCACCTGCTAATCTTTTTTCTACTGCTTCTTTAACTTCAGGCTTTTGTTTTTGTTTTTGACTTACACCGTATTGTTTTTTATATTGATCTTTAAATTTATCTAATTGTTCCACTAGCTCTTGTGGAATATTTTTTTCTTGAACTAAATTTAAAAGCCCTTTTACAATAGGTTTAACCATTATCTAGTTCCAGTTCCAGTAAGTCTTCTTACCTTTTGTTTGATTCTCATCTTCTTCATAGTCTGGGTCATCCGGGTGAGACAGGTGCCAAGATTCCTTCAGGTAGTGAATGGCCATTGCCATTGCGTCTACTTGGTCATCGTGTCTGGCATAGGGGAATTGAATTGCCTCTGCAAATAAATCTTCTGACCAGTCTCTCCCTCTGGGAAGCCACACTCTTCCAGATTCTAAAAGTGGTGTAATGGCATGTACTCTAGACACTTTATCACGGTCTGGGAGGTAATCCAACACAGGTAGCCCTGCTCTTCGCATATCTTGTATCAGGCTCTGACCGGATGCTTTCTTCTCTATGATACAGATATCTGGTTGATAGGAGTCGTATAGGTCCTGCGCTGTTCTTCTTAGCTCTGGATATTCTAGTCTTTCTCTGACGTTGCCCAGTAGAATCATGTTAGGTGCTAGATATTCTCTTCCTGCTAGGTCCACGGTGAGCCAGTCAAAAATGCCCCACGTTTGTATCACTGAGTAGTCAGCTGTGCTCCGGGTGGAGAAGGCAGTGTCATAGGTCTGAATAATAAGGTCACACTCTGGAGGGTCCTCCTGCTCCCAGTTCTGAAACCAGTGAGACTTGATGGTGGAACCTTCATCAGGTGTAGGGTTCTGCATATAGAGGGCTTGCCAGTACTTACCCCCGTTGTTGGCACGTATCTCTGCCTCGTCTAGCCGAAGAAGGTTGTCTGGTTTCCACTCTGGAAAATAGGAGCTACCTTCTGGTAGATCAAGAAGCTGTGCTGATTCCTCGTCTAGCCACGCTGGTATGGAGACAACATCCCATGGTATGGTATCTTCTGTCTGGTTACTGAGGAGCCACCCGCACAGGTCATCTTCGTGGTACCGAGTGTTGATGATGATCACAGAACCGTTGGGCATCAGGCGTGTCCTTAGACCTGATGGGTACCATTCCTT